TTTTTTTTTTAAAGCGGAAGACGGCATACGGGATACATCGGTGACTGGAGTTCAGACGTTTGCTCTTCCGATCTGGTTAAGCGACCTCGTGCAAGAAATCACGTAATTTTTTTTCATGATTGTTCCGCAAGAAACACAAAATAAGATTGACTCAATTAACGCACACCAAAGCGTTTCGCTAAATGAAGCAGCTAGAGCTATGGGACGAAAAGGTGGGCGCGCGAAAACCGCTGCAAAACTTTCGGCGTGCGCGAAGAACGCCAGACTCTCGCGTGGGTTGGTTGCACAGGTGGCAAAACATTTACACGGGACAAACCTGCGATCAGACGATCACAGAATTATCGCAATCAAAAGAAATCTCTCGAATGGCACTAGTGGACTTGAGTTGCAAAGGATCGCTTTTCTTTCATCGGCAAATGGTGGGCCCAAGACTGAGACGAATAATTTACGATCAAACGAAGGGATGGGCTCACGAAAGGAAGCTCCATAAGGTGATTCAAGGCGACGTGATTGATTGGCTTACCTCGCGACACGTTAAGGGCGGAAGCAATGCGATTCAGTTTAAGGAAACTGCGAGCAAAGCGTGGGACAACATAATCGTCATGATGGCTCGATACCACCAAGGAAAAGGAACCAAAACAATCGCCAAGGAGTTTGGAACGTCAGGCGCACAAGTTTTGTATGCTCTCAAGGAGGCTGGAATCGACACGACCAAGCGAAGGAATTATTTTAAGCCAAGCGATTCGCTGACTCCCAGCGAAACAAGAAAAGCGAGATACCATAAAAATATGGAGACTCCGTCTGCTAGGATTAGAAAGCGGATCATGACTAGGATTTGGTGCGCCATGAAGGGCCAAAGCACAAACAGCATTGGCTCGTTTTCTATGGTCGGATGCTCGGTTGAGTTTCTTAGAAGTTACATCGAAAACAAATTTGAACAAGGAATGTCGTGGAACAATTACGGCGAATGGCACGTTGATCATATCAGACCATGCGCCTCTTTTGATTTGAGCCAAAAAGATCAGATGTTGGAGTGCTTTAACTGGCGAAATCTTCAACCAATGTGGGCATCTCAAAACATAAGCAAAGGCTCAAAATATGCCCAAGCCTGAACCCGATCTTATTGCACTTTCTGAGAAACTGCAAATCGACATTCGCACGCTTCGGAACTGGCGCAAACGCGAAGGTTTTCCGCATGACGGCACGTTTGAACAGGTCAAGGCGTGGGCGGACTCTCACGGACTCGGACGCGTAGGCGGCAGCGGCGGCGGACTGGCCGAACTCAAAGCCGAGTTGATGCGTGAGCAAATTCGTCTCGCGCGCGCGCGTAATGAGCGCGAGGCTGGAGAGGTCGTGGCACGTGAGATCGTGGACGATATGTTCGCCACACTCGCTCAGAAACTCGACTTGCTCCTGCGCCTCAAGCTGGAAGTCGAGCTAGGCCAGCGCGTCATCGGCAAGAACGCAGCCGAGGCGAACGTCGAGGGCGCGCTTATCCTCGATGAAATCCGCGAGGTAATTAACTCCAACATCGCGCTTTATCAGAACGACATGGTGGCGCGCTCGGCAAACTCGGAGGACGGTCAATGAGCTGGTCGGTTTTTGTAACGCTAAAACAATCAGAGATTGATTATGCGTTTGACATTGGAAAACAACGCCAAGACAGCGCAGACAGAAAGAAAAGCGTGTCGTCTTTTCCTGAGCAATTCGCTGGACAATTTCTGCAAAATCATCAGCTCGCTGCTTGTGCTGAATTGGCCGTTGCAAATTTTTTAGGATTAGAAATTGAGTTGCACGTTGATGTTTACGATGTGCCAGACATAGACGGAACAAGAATTGACGTAAGGTGGAGTCGAAGTAAAAATCATTGTAAGGTAAAATCAAGTGACATTCTGAAAGATCGAGTCATTGCCGGAACATTCGGCCCTCCGAATAAAATAGAGATTCTTGGATGGATTCTTGCGAGTGATGCACCTAGTCGTTGTCGAAGAAGCAACCCAAACGATGGAAAGCCGCCGTGTTTATTTATCGAAGAACTTGCATGGGAAAACCCGCATGATTTAACCGAGGAGATTTATCTGCTCAAAAAATGAACAAATCCAACAGAAACATTTCTCGCGGCTGGAAGCACTCGCAAGCAATCAAGCGGTCGCCGCGTTTCGACGAATGGCAAGCCAATCGCAGACCATCCGTGCGCTTGGATGTTCAGCCCGACCCAATGAAAGGTTGGCTAGAACTTGCGGAAAAGGCATGGGGCGATTGCGACATCGGAATCAAGTTGCTTCGCGTCGGTCGTTACAGCGACGAAGCAATTCAGCAGCAACTATGCGAACACTGGAAAGCCGGTTATATTCAAGCCTTGCAAGACGTAAAAAACGAACGCGAAAAAATGGAGCGCAATCGCTATGTCGGTTCACTTGAAACGATGTCGATGCAAGAGGCTGCAATAATTTCTCACGCTTACGATAACGACCTTCAATGACCGACACTCCAAAGTTTCGCCTCGGAGACATGGTCTGGCATCGCACTTGCGGCGACGACGCGGGCGTCATCATTGCCATGATTTACCGACCAAACTGCTTGCTCTACCAAGTGTCATGGGCTGGGCGTTGCGTCGATGACCATTACGAGATCGAGCTGACGTCTGAACGACCTTTCTTTTCATCGAGTGGCGGAGCAACCAAAGACGAAGCATGACCGAAACCGAACGCCGCCTCGCCGCCTTCAAGCTGCCCAAGCGTGACCGCTCGCCGATCTACGAGTGGGCGCGCAAGCATATCGTACTGCCCGAGTCCTACGCGACGAGCGGCCCGTTTAACGTGCGCCTATCGCCTTGGCTAATTCCGATCTTCGACGCGCTGCAAAACCCGCTCGTGCGCCGCGTGCATTTCCGCAAGGCGGTGCAGATTGGCGGCACGCTCGTCGCCGACGTATGGGTGCCGTGGCTCATCTGTAACGACGCTGGCCCGATCTCGTGGACGATGCAGACCGATGAAATGATTGATCGCCATGCGAAGTCGCGGCTAAACCCGATCTTCGAATCGTGCAAACCAGTCGCCAAGATGCTGCCGCGCGCTGGCCCGATGAAAACGACGACCGAGAGTTACTGTGGCGGATTCTTTTTCATCCTGAACCCTGCGAATCTTTCCTCGCAGCAAAGCCAGTCCATCCGCTACAAGATCAACGACGAAATCTGGCTCCCGAAATGGCAAGACGTTTATGGTCATGCGGTTGCGCGCGTATCGCGTTTCGAGGAAGTTGGACGCTCGAAAATATACAACACGTCACAAGCTCCCGTCATGGACTTGGAAACCGGAAACGTCGAGGACACGTCTTTTCGCCAAGGCAACCAACAGGAGTGGAGCGCAGAATGTCCGTCGTGCAAAAAGGTTCATCCGGTCGCGTTCACTCTTGAGAAGAACGAGGAGACGGGTCTGCGCGGTGGCGTCGTTTGGGATGCGGCCGCAAAGCGCGACGACGAGACGTGGGACGTGACGCGCGCCGTCGAGTCCTGCCGATTCCGCTGTCCGCATTGCGGTCACGAGTCAGCGGATTCAGACGCGACACGCAACGCTTGGAAGCGCACCGGACGGTTCGTGGCAATGCGACCTGACGCGCCGATTGAGTTTCAGTCCTTCCGCGTCGAGGCACTTGTCTCGCGGCCAATGCGCTTGCTCGTCGAGGAGTTTTGCGCCGCCGACAATCATCACGTCAGGCAAGGCGACGACAAGATGAAGATTGAGTTTAAGACGAAGCGCGAGGCGCGGCCGTGGATTGTCGAAAAGAAAGTCGTCAATCTATTCGTGCAGGCGTCCGATTACACCGTTTCGCAATTCTCGAATGGCGAACAGATCGAGGGCGAGGTGATTCGATTCATGGCAATCGACCGCCAGCAAGACCATTGGTGGCTAGAGATCGGCGCGTTCAGTTCGGCGACCGGCCCGACGTACAAGCAACTTTATTTTGGGCGAATTGAGACGCGCAGACAAAATTCGTCAAATGCAGTATCGATAAAAGGTTAAGGACACATCCGTGGCGCAACATAAAGGTTACCGAACCCCTGAAGGAGATCGTGACTGCGCGGACTTTGGCTGGCGCGGTATGCGCGGACACGCACGCAAGACGTGGACGATGCGCGACGAGAACACGAACGCGCTGATTAACTTCCCATTCAGCGAGCCGCGTGTGAGCGATTACCGAGGCGGCGATGTGTTTTATTACGATTGGTCGGGCGACTACTTCAAAGACATTCTGGCGAACGCGCTTGAAAACAAAGGCGACTTAAAATGGCTAATGCCCGCCGACGTCAATCCGCTCTATCTTGAACACCTCAAAGGCGAGTCCAAGGTCGAGATCAGGACGGGTGTCTGGGAATGGCGTGAGGTAAAAAGCAACGCGCCAAACCACGGACTCGACACCTCGGCGATGATGCTTTGCATGGCGACGATTGCGAACGTGGTTCGCTACACGCCGCCGAAGGAGTGAGGCAGTAGGATTTCAACCTACATCTTCGGGTGCAGTCCCGAAATCTTTTGCGTTAAGACGATACCTCGAAAAGAATTTCAACGTCGCTGATAGCTTTGACGCAAGACCTTTTGACGTTTCGGGCATTAGCAAATGCTCGATAACCCATTTTACGGACTCGACGTCGCTACTTTGACGACGCTCAAAAGCAAGACGCTCGACGCAATTCAAGCCGTGCTGTTAAATCAAAGCTACTCGCTCAACGGCAAAAGCGTTTCGCGCGCGGACTTGGCCCAGCTCAATCAAATGCTCGGCACCATCGTCGATGCGATTGACTACAATAACGGCGCGGCTACGGATACGACCTTTGTTTCTTTCAACGGCAACTAAACACAAACATGGAACACGATAACTTCGACGCGTCTAAGCTAGTCAAAAATCAGCCGTGGATCGACCGCGCTCTTGAAAACATTGCGCCACAATGGGCGTTGAAGCGTCTGGAAGCTCGCGTGCAGAAATCGCTTTTCGAGTATAACGCCGCGCGCACCAACCGTCTTTACGCGCCGAAGCAATATGGTCAGCCCGCCGAGAGCACGCAGAACCAGCGCGACCGTGTTGTTATGATGTGGGAGGCACGCGACCTCGTTGAAAATTTTCCCGAGGCTCGTGAGATTTCGCGCAAGTTCGGTCTCTATCTCACGCCGCACGAATACTCGCCGACGACTGGCGACCGTGATTACAATCAGACGGTTAGCGATTATTTCCACGAGTGGTGCAAAAACTGCGACGTGACGAATCGTCACTCGTTCAAGAAGCTCGTGCAACTTGCCGCCGAGGAACGTCCGGTGGATGGCGACTGCGGCTTCGTGATTCGTCGCGCGGGCGAAGGCTTGAAGCTACAACTCGTGCCGGCGACGCGCATCGGCAACCCGAACAGCGCAGCGGTCGAGTCGAACAACTATTACCAAGGCATCATCACCGACGATTTCGGTCAGCCAACCGCATAT